TCACCTACGGGCCTCCCCAGGCCGTGCCGTGCGACTACAGCGCCAAGGCCGAGCGGCGCACCGACGCGCTGGGCGTCGAGTTCACGACCAGGCAGATCATCTACACCGAGCGGGCCGACATCAAGCGCGGTGACCGGATCGTGATCGGCGCCAGCGCGTCACTCGACCCGGTGGCGGCCGGTGCGGCTGAGGTGCGCAGCGTGCAGCGCTACGCCGACACGTTTGACCGCCTGGCGGATGACTACGAGGTCGCCACGTGATGGCCGGCAAGCCGCGCGTTGTCAACCTCCTGCCGCGGTTCATCGACTCGCGCCAACGCAAGGCCGCGGCTGGCATGAGCAAGGCCTTGATCCTGGGCGCCAGTGAAGCGAGCGTTCTCACGCCCATCGACACCAGCACGCTTCTCAACAGCCAATACCGCAAGGTCGAGGCGGAGGGCTCGCGCATCGTTGGCACCGTGGGCTACACCGCCGACTACGCGCTGCCGGTGCACGACCCCGACAATCACCAGACGTTCCGCCGGGCCAGCGCCGAGAAGGAGTTCCTGAAGCACGGCTTCGAGCGAGCCGAGCCGAACATCCGCGCGGTCATCAAGGGGGAGATCAAGACGTGAGCGCCGCCTCCGACGCCCTGCGCGCCGTGCTGCAGGCCACCTTCCCCACCGGTTGGGTGCTCCAGTTTGGCCGCTGGCGCGACGACCCCGCCGACCCGTCCAAGCGTTACATCGTCGTGCGGCCCGTCGGCGGCCCGGGCGCGGAGGTTGTGCGCCGGCCGCTGTTCAGTCTCGCCATCATCACCGGAGCGACCGACGCCAGCACCATCGCCGACACCGCAGCGGGCAGTATCATTGAGGCGTTGCGCGTCTGGCCGGGCTCCGAGACGGTGATGCAGCTGCAGGCCAGCGAGCCCGTTTTCATGGCCACGGACGACGGGCGCACCGTGTTCGAGATGGCCGTTTCCACCATCACCGATTGAGGACCAACCCATGCCCTCCCCAAAATTTGTCGGCCGCAACGTCGCGGTCGAGTTCTCCCTCGCGGACGAAACTGCAACGGTCGGCAGCCTGACCTGGACCCGTCTCGGCGCAATGCGCGGCAAAACTCTGTCTGGCTCTTGGGACACCGTGGACGCAACAGGCGACACCAGCGCCGGCAACAGCAAAGAGATGCTCGCCACGTTTTTCGGCATGGAGTTCTCGGGCGACGGCGTGGCCTACGGCGAGGCCGTGAGCGGGCAGAAGGCGCTGCGCGCGCACTTCATGAACCCACCCAGTGGCACGCAGTACCAGCCCAAAGCGTGGATCCGCATCACCGAGCCTGACGGCTCGATCACGGTGGGGCCGTTCATGCTCAGCGAGTTTTCCGCCGAATTCCCGCACGCCGACGTGGCCACCTGGAGCATCAAGGCCACCAGCAACGGCGCGTGCACCTACACTCCCACCTGACCAGGAGCCTGACACATGGCCGCAATCACTTCCATCGACGCGTCGCAGCTCGGCTCGTTCTCCGCTCCAATCACCACGCTCAGCGCGGATGACACGATCACGTTCAACTCCGGGAAAAAGCAACTGCTGGTCCTGCGCAACACGACTGGCGGGAGCTTGACCGTCACCGTGGACGGTTCGGCTGGCACGACGATCAACTTTCCCGGAGCGCCCGGTATCTCGGTCGCCGCAGGCTATGCGATCGTCGTGGGGGCGGGCCTGAGCGTGGCTGTCGTGCTCAGCACGATCAGCGCCTATTGCCAGGGCGTCGTGCATTTGACCGGCGCGTCCACCCTGACGGCGCAACTGTTCGACCTCTGAGCCCTCGTGCTCATTGCGCACGGCTACACCAGGGCTACGACTGCCGGCGGCGAATGGACGTTCGCGCCGGCTTTCGCACGCCTGGCGGACCTCGGTACGCCGCGTGAGATCGTCGCGCTGTACGCCGAGCTGCACGGGCCCGCGCCAGGCATGGCCGCGCGCTACGTGCTGGGCGTGCTGTGCGAGCAGGACGACTGCCTGCCGTTGCTGGGGTGGGTCGAGCTGGACGGCACCGCGCCGGCGCACCACCCGGGCTTGATTCCCGAGGTCGAGCAGGTGATCCTCGCGCGCCACCTGATGCGCCACGGCATCGCCGGCACGCCGCAGCCCGGCGGCCCGGCTGGTGAGTACGCGCAGGAGTTTGACCCGGCCGCCTACATCGCGGCGGCGCGCGTGCACCTGGGCGTGTCGGCGGCCGAGGCGGGTGCCATGTCCATGAGCGAGTTCCAATCGCTCATGCTCGCCAAGTTCCCGCCCCCTGCCGGCGGCCCGCCGTCGCGCGAGGAATACGAGGCGACAATGGCGCTTTTGGACGGGCGGCGCGATGGCTGAGAAGGTCGGCGAGATCTACTACGACGTGACGCTCGAAACGGGCGGCATGATTGACGGCTCGCGCAAGGTACGTCGCGAGCTAGACGGGCTCGACGCGGCGTTCACGGCGGCGGCAAAAGCGGTGGCCGGTCTGGCCGCGGCCATGTCGATCGCCAGCGTGATCCGCGATTCGGTCAACGCTGCCCGCGCCTACGAAAAGACCCTGGCCGACCTGAGCGCCATCACCGGCGTGGCGGGCGAAGGGCTCGTTCGCCTGAGCGATGAGGCAAAAGCGTTGGCCCGCTCCAGCACTGCCAGCAGTGGTCAGGTTGTGGAGGCCATGAAGCTCATTGCGTCAGCGAAGCCCGAACTGTTGGATACGGCCGGCGCGCTGACGGCGGTGACCAAAGAGGCGATCGCGTTGGCCGAGGCCTCCGGCATGCAGCTACCAGCGGCGGCCGAGGCCGTTACGTTGGCCCTCAACCAGTTCGGTGTCGGGGCGGACCAGGCGTCCCGCTTCGTCAACGTCCTGGCGGCCGGAGCGAAGTTCGGCGCCTCAGAGATCGCCGACACCGCAATCGCGCTGAAAAACAGCGCCGTCAGCGCAGCGGCGGCCGGCGTGTCGTTCGAGGAAACCAACGCCGCGTTGCAGGCGCTGGCGGCCGGCGGCATCAAGGGGGGCGAGGCGGGCACATCGCTCCGCAACGTGATCCTGAAGTTGGAGAACGACACCGACAAGCGGCTGAAGCCGTCGATCGTGGGCTTGGCAGGTGCGCTCCAGGCGCTTGACGCGCAGAACCTGAGCAGCGCTGCGCTCACGAAGATGTTCGGCCTGGAGAACGTCAATGCCGCCCAGGCGTTGATAGGGTCGGCCGGTGCAATCAAGACGCTGACCGGGCAACTCACCGGCACGAACACCGCATACGAGCAGGCGGCCACGCAGGCTGACACGTACGACGCCGCCATCAAGCGCATGAACAGCTCGCTTGAGATGGCCGGGCAGGCCATCGGAAACCAACTACTACCGTTCTTGCGCCAGGGTGCCGAGGCCGTGCAGTCGCTGGCCAACAGCCTGTCCACCGGTTCCGATGTCATGAGCAAGGCCATGACCGTTGTCGAGGTCGGCTCGGCGCTGCTGGCCGGCATGCTGGCCGTGCGCCTGGTGGCTGCGGTGCAGGCGGTGATCGCGTCATACACTGCGAGCGCCATCGCAGCCAATGCGGCCAACGCGGCGACCCTCATGCTGACGGGAACGACCGCCTCGCTGACCGCCGCTCAAACCGCGCTCGCAGTGTCCACCGGTGTGGCCACCACAGCGGGGCGTGCGTTCGGGGCGGTCATGGCGGGCCTTGGCGGCCCCATCGGCCTTGCCGTCGCCGCGCTGGTGACGATCGCCTGGAATTGGGACGTCATCACAGGCAAGGCCAATGACGCCGCGGCGACCTCGGAGAAGGCTGCCGCACGCATCGCGGCGGCGCTGAAGAAGTCGAGCGAATCGGCCACGGCTGATCTACAGGGGCAGCTTGCCGAGACGCAGAAGGCCATGGCCGCAATTGACCGCGAGCTTTCGATGCCGCGGCAGTTGCAGTCTGGGCGCGGCATGGGCGGCGGCCGGCCCCTGACCGACACGCGCGTTGCCGAGTTGAAAGAGAAGCGCGACGCGCTGGTGAAGATCGCGGCCGACATTGAGAAGGCCATGTTCCGCGTGGCAGCCAGTGGCGAGGGTGGCGGCATGGTTGGGCCGGCGGACACGAGCCCGAAGAAACCGCCTCGCGCGCCAGGTGCCGACGCGTCAGCCGCAGCGAAGTTCGACGCCGAGGGCTACCTGGCCGGTCTGGAAAAGGCCACGCTCGAAGGTGTTGCTCGCGTGGACGCCATTGAGCGGGAAGGGCTGCGCAAGAACGCCGAGATGCTGTCCGCTGGCAAGATCACCCGCGCCCAGGCGGCCCGGGCCGTCAACCTCATTGAGCAGGAGGCGGCGGCCCAGCGGCTGGAGCTGCAGACCAAGGCTGAGGATGAGCTGTTGGCGTCGCTGAGGCGCATGGAGGACGCCGAGGCGGAGTCAGCCAAGCGGCGCGGCGAGCAGCAAGCCAAGGACCTGGCGATGGCCCGCGAGATCCAGCTCGCCGACGATCCGATCGGGCGCTTGCAGTTGGAGCTGCAGACCAAAAGCGACATGCTGACCGCCGCGGCCGAGAGGGACCGGGCGAACGAAGAGCTTTACCAGGCTGCGCGCGTGACGCTGGAGCAGAACACTGCCGCGGCCATCGCCGCCATTCACGCCAACACGCTGGCGGGCTACAGCAGCAACCTCGATGCTGCAGCGAGCATGGTCGAGAAGTTCGGGGGCAAGCAGACGGCGCTCTACAAAGGGTTGTTCGCAGCGTCCAAAGCCTTCGCGATTGCCGAGTCGATCATCAAGATCCAGCAGGGCATCGCCGGCGCGGCGGCACTGCCGTTCCCGGCCAACATCCCGGCAATCGGGGCAGTCGTGGCGGCCACGTCGGGCATTATCAGCACCATCAGCGGCACGAACTACGGCGGCGGCCGGCTCACCGGCGGCCCGGCCAGCGCCGGCAGCACGTACCGGATCAACGAGTCCGGCGAACCGGAGGTGTTTGCTGGAGCCAACGGCAACCAGTACATGATGCCGACCCAGAATGGCAAGGTGATCCCGGCCGATGGCCTGGGTGGCAACAAGGCGCCGACGATCATCATCCAGAACATGGGCACGCCGCAGCGCGTCGAGTCGCAGAGCTACGACAGCGCCAGCAACACCGCCACGCTGGTCATGGCCGACCTGGTGGATCAGATCAGCAACAACAGCGGCCCCGTGTGGTCAGCGCTGACCAGCTCCAGCAACGTCCAGGGCCGGCTGTAGACTCGCGCCATGGCCATCGCCTACCCGCTCCACATCCGCACGCTACTGCGCACCGGCAAGAGCCGCACGCAGCCCGCCCGGTTCAGCGTCGCCGAGCCGCGCCGTGGGTATGCCTACGTCAAGCCGATCGGGACCGACGTGCCGGTCTTCTGGGACGTGGAGTTCCGGTTCACAGGCGACGAGGCGATCGTGTTCCGCTTGTGGTTCGACGAGCTGCTCGGCGGCGGGGTGGACGAGTTCACCCTGCCCATTCGCACTGAGTTCGGCGTCGTCACCCACACGTGCCGGTTCTTGCCGGATGGCCTGCTGCCGGTGACCGAGGCGGGCCAGACGTGGGGGTACAAGGCGACGATCATGGCCCGCGCCCTGGTCACTCCGGCCGGGTACGCCGAGGCCGCCGACATCATCGTCGGGCTGCCTGACTGGCGGGCCTGGATGGCGGCGCTGGACCTGGGCATCACCCAAGAGATGCCGGGGGCGTGACGGTGGACAAGCGCGAATACTGGACCACGAAGCCGCCGTTGCCTGAGTATGAGGCGCTGACGTTCACGAACCCGTCGTTCTCCGCGCCGATCCGCCTCGTCATCGACCAGTTCGCGCCCGTCACGCTGGGCGGCAACGTGCACACGCCAGTGCCCGGCCAGGTCAAAGAACCCGACCAGGCCGGCGGGCAAGTGCGTCTCACGATGTCATTTCCGCGCGCCGTCGTGGGTGCCGAGTTCAAGCGTCAGATTCGGTTGCTGCAGGCCGCCGGCAGCGTCGCGCCGATCACCTGCTCGTACGCACGCTATCTCGGCGACACCGCGGCGCCGGAAGTGACCTGGGAACTGTACGTCGCGGACCAAGGCGGCGTGACGATCACTCCGGATGCCGTGCAAGTCGTGGCTACCGATGACAACCCCATGCGCCGGCCCGCCACGCTCATCTATGACCCAGCCGTGTGGACCGGGCTGCAGGTGCTATGACGCCGGCCGAGTTCGTCGCCCGTGCCGTGGGCCTTCCATGGGCGCGTTGGCGTGCTGACTGGCAGGCGATGGATTGCTATGGGCTCATTGCGCTGTGGCACCGTGAGGTGCTCGGCGTCGAGCTGGGTGACGTGCCGCAGACCGACATTGCGGCCGGCTTCGCGGCGTCCACTGGGTGGCAGGAACTGCCGGGCCCGGAGGCCGGCGCCACGTGCTGGATGGCCTGGCGCGCGGGCTCGCCGACGCACTGCGGCGTGTTGCTGGATGACGGCCGGGTGCTGCATGCCGAGGGCCGCCCGGGACAGCCGGGCAACGTTCGTGTGACGCGCCTGCGAGCCCTTGCCCAGGTGTACGGGCAGATCCGCTACTATCGGCACAGGCATGCAACTCCATCTACCGACTGACCCGCCCCGCTCGGTGCCGCTGAACGCCGCGTCCGCGCTGCAGCAGCAGATCGCCGCGGCATGGCCGGGCGGCGCGAGTGACTGCGAGCTGCGCATCGATGGCGCGGTGGTGGACCCGCTGACGGACGCGCGGCTGGACGTGCCGCCGGCGACTGGAACGGTTGTGCACCTGGTGCGGCGGCCGGCAGAATCGGCCGTCAGGGGGGCTTTTCGGCTGTTTTCGGTCAGCGGGGCCGGGATCGCGCTGAACGGCGCGACGCGATTATTGGCGCGTCAAAATCAATCGGCCGCAAATGGCGCGTTCACTGGAAAGGACTCGCCGAATAACTCGCTGACGGCGCAGACCAACGTCGTGCGCGCATACCAGGGCGTGCCCGATGTGTACGGGTATCGGCGTATCTGGCCCGACCTTATCCAGCCGTCTGTCGTTGAGTATGTCTCAAACGTCAAGCAAATAACCGAATGGCTCTGCTTGAGCCGAGGTAAGGGCGACGTGACGGCCGTGCAGTATGCCGAAACCCCAATCGGGGATATCAGCGGTGCGAGCTATACACTATTCGAGCCCGTACCGGTTGGTGGGGTATACGAGTTCGGTGCAACCACAATAACCGACGTGTATGAGCAGTTTGCGAGCCCCGACGTAAGCGGACAAGAATTGCCGTACGCAATAGCCTTCCCGGCTCTGACGAAAACCGGGACGTTCACGGCCAATAACGGCGATTCGTTCTTCACGGTCGCAATCCCGGACGGAACAGATCTCGCAAATTTGAAAAGCCTTGTGCCAAGCGGCACGGCTCACGTGAATTTCACGTACTCAGCAGGGTTGTTTGACGCGGATTGCGCTGTTCAAGCCGTCGTCGTGGCCAGTGGCACGGCAACATTCACGTTTTCAAGTTCGGTTTGGGCCGGAGGCCCATTCTCTGAGGGCGGCATTTCATTCGCCATTGCGCCGAATGGGTCAACTAAAACTATCGTCGGCCCGATCACGCTTCCGATATCCGCCCCGCGCATCTGGTGGAACCTCGCGTTCCTGCGTGGTTTGCAAGGATCGGTGCAAATTAAAGCCGAATGGTGGCGGATTGACGGAGCAGGCGCGGAGATCGGCGGCACGCGGCAAAACCAGACCAATACATACACGGCCGCCACATACGACCAGCGGTTCTATACTGAGAAAGTGGTGCCAAGTGGCGGAACCGGGCGGTATAAGATCCAGTTCACGCGACTGTCTGTTCAGGTATCTGGTGACGGCGCCGACGTGGTGAAACTGGAACTTGCGTCGGCCGTGCGCTACTCTGCAACCAAGGTCCTGCCGGCATGCACGATCATGCAGATATCGACCAAGGCCGTCGAGGGATCTGCGGGCCTGGGCGACCGCAAGTACAACATGCGCTGGGGTCGCTGGGTGCGCACCCTGACTGCCGTCACGCCAAGTGCGTCGCGCAACTTCGCCAGGGCCCTGGCACACGTCTGGCACATCGCAGGCAACGACATGGCCCAGCTCGACACCGACGCCATGGCCGCCATCAACGCCGAGTTCGGCGAAGCATCTCCGCTGCTGCGGTTCGACGGCTCGCTCGACGACGCGGACGCCTCCCTCGGCGAACGCATGCAGCGCATCGCCGACACGGCGCGGTGCACGATCTGGCGGGACGGCACGCAATGGTCCGTGGTGCGCGACCAGGCTCGCAGCGCGGTGGACCTGCAGCTCGACTATCGCACCTTGGCGACCGGCAGCGAGTCGGCCATGACGATCAACGGTTTCTTGCCGAAGTCGCAGGATGGCGTCGAAGTTGAGTATGTGGACGAGACGACTCAGCAGACGCGCGCCTACATCCGACTGAGCATAGCCACGGGTGCAGTTGTGGTAGGCACGCCTGCCCATCCGCTGAAGGTCAAGCTGTCGGGATGTACGACTGCCGCGCAGGCGCAGAATCGGGCCGACCTCGAAGCGCGGCGCCTGCTATACCAGCGCACGACGGTGACCGACACGGCCCTTGCCGAGGCCCAGGCGCTCGCGCCGCTGTCGCTGGTGCGCTGGGTAGACCCCGCCGACTTTGGCGGCGCGGAGGACGGTTTGCAGGCCGGCGAGGTGCTGGCGCTGAACGGACTCAATGTCACCACCAGCGAGCCACTGGACTTCCAGGACGAGCCGGATGGCCGGATCATCTTCACAGGTGTGGACGGCCGCGTGCTGGGCTCACCCATCCTGTGCACCCCGGCTGCCAGCGGCGGGTGCGTGCTGTCCACGGCTGCGCCGGCTGGCGTCTACGTGGCCGGGCCGACGCGCCAACTTGGCAGCCGGTACGCTTTCGGGCCGGGCCTGAGTGCCGCGGAACTGAGTGCCGCCGGCCTCTACACCGTCGTCCCGCCGCTGCGCCCGACCGGCAAAAATGGCAATGTCACGTTGACCCTGGCAAACTACGATCCACGAATTTACGAGGCTGATTGAGTATGACCACTACTACCGCCGTCCCGTCGTCCGATGTGTCCGATTTCGTTTTCAACGTCCAGAAGCTGGACGAGATTGCGACCGGTACGGCCCTCACTTATGTCGATCGGCTCGGCGTCGAGCGGTCTACCGCCGCGGGGGTCATGGCCAGGTTCGCGGCATTGAATCCTCGCGGGGCATGGGCGACTGCGACGGTTTACCAGTCGCGAGATTTGGTGCTTCAATCCGGAACATGGTATATCGCGCTCGACACTCACACGTCGGGGGCGACGTTTGCAGGCGACTTGTTGGCGCACTGGCGCCCTGAGCAGGGCGTGACGCGGGCCGATCTTGCCGACCCCACCAGCGCGAGCAATGGTAGCGGACTGGTCAAGAACAATGCTACGCTCAATTACGTGCCCGGCTCATTGGGGGCCAGGGCGACGGAGCGTATATCGATCTGTGATTACCCGTACTTAGCGGTCGGTGATGGAGCATTGACCACTGTGGTCGGCCAGCCAATCGGGGCGGGCACGGGCACCGACAATTACGCCGCGATCATGGCCGCCCACGATGGTATCGTGGCCAGGGGGAAGCCGGCATTATTGGTGATCCCGCCCGGCGTCTTTCGCTGCGATACTGGCCTGAAGATCAACGCATCGTTCGTCACGCTAGCCTTTGAGGGCGGCGCGCTGGACTTTAGAAACATTGGGAACGGCGTTGGGATTCAGATATATTCCACCGCGCAGTACAAGAATCGCAATTGGTGCATTGGCTCTGGCGCAATATATGGCCCACGGGGATCTATATCAACCAATTCTAAAGCCCTGTTCTTCGAGTCCAACAGTGGTGGCGTTGGTAGCGCCGATATTGCTGAAGTGTGCGGCGGCGGCATAGATGTCTACCATTTCGCGTACGCTGTCTATGTAGGCAACAACGCCTACATCATCGACTTCTCGCAGATGAAGTTCTGGTTCCAGACGGGCTGGTTCTTTTATTGCCCATCTGGTCTTAGCAATACAGGCCAACGCTGGAGTTTCAGCGGGTGTGCGTTCCTAAACGGAGTTAATGGCTTCTTCACGAACGAAGCAACGATGAACCTGGAGTTGAACAATCCCGTGATTGTGCCGACCGGCGGCGTTGCGTTTGCTCCTGAGTCTGGCTATATCGTTGTGAATGGTGGTGGCATCGAGGTCGATGCCAGTACTGGCGCGCAATTCATCAAGAATACGAACGCTGGCGCTGGCTCCAAGAGTACGTTCATCGGCGTCGGTATGAATCTGCTGTACAAGAACAGCACCACGCAGCCGTTTATATCGCTTGAGTCGCTGAATACTTACGTCAAGTTGCTTGGCGGCCATGCCTCTGTGGCCGCAGGATCCGTGTTTTTCTCCGGCGCGTCAGGCAGCGGCCAATTAGTCATTGACGATGTGCTGGCGGATGGCGCTCTTGACCCAGCAACCAGCGGCACCCTGGGCGCCGGTTTCAGCCTGATCAGGCGGGACCAACCATTCACCGGTAACAGCACACAGACTGGCACGCATCGCGCCGCCGGACTGATTTCTACGCCGGTTGCAGGCGGATCAGTCGCTGCGCTGAACGGCAATTCGTCCAACCAGGTGGCAATCACCGGAACGTATACAACTCTTTTCACTTCATCCGGGTGCTTCTTGGTACTGGTACGTGATAATACCGCTGGCGGCTGCGCATTACTTATCTACGATGCCGGCTCTGGTGTTATCGGATCTATCTACAACAATATTGCGGCCACGGTGCAATTTCAGCACACGGGTACTGCCCTGCAAGCGCGCACAACGGCAGGAACGGCAAATCGTACAATGATTGTTTTTGCTATAAAGGTCTAACATGAATTTAATTCAACGCATCCCCGCGGCAATCGCTGCCGCATATCGCGCGTTCGTCGATGCCTTGCGCACAGCCGGTGGCGGCGGTGGCCCCGTCGAACCGTTCTAAGGTGCTCGCAGCCGGTCTGGCCCTGGGCCTGGTGGCGATGACGGTCGTGCGCTACTACGCCCCGTGGCTGGCCCCGGCCGACGTGCGATATCTCGTGTCCAAGTCCTTGGGCGCCGTGCAGAGCCTCGTGTATGTTGCTGTGCTGTGCGTCCTCGTCCGGCACTGGCTACGGCGCGTTGCGGGACCGATAATGCTTGCGGCGGCCTACGTGGTGTGGGAAGAGGCCCAGGGGGCGATCTGCCCCATCTGGTACATCTTCGACCCGTGGCATGTGCCCCATGGTGCGGCGATGTGCAGTGCACGGGCCGGCTATGATTTCGGCTTGCTGGGCGCCCTCGTGGCATCCGGTGTGGTGTTGGCGATCTACCGATGGAGCGTGCGGCAATGAGCGATACAACAGCAGCGGCGGCATGGGTGGCTGTCGTCGTGGCGGCCGGCGCGACTCTTGGCGTGCACCCCGCCGCGGTGGTCACGGCGGGCCTCGGGGCTGGCGTCGGGATGATTCTGACCCCGGGCCTCGGCCGAGGCCCGGCCATCGCCCTGGCGGCCCTGCTGACGCCCATCGCCCCTGTGGTGTCGGCTTGGTACGTCGCAGAGCACGTGCCGCCCTTTGCCGCACCGCTGGCCGCGCAGTGCGCCATCGCATGCGGCGTCGCGATGCTCGGGCCAGCCGCGCTGCGTGTCGCGATCGAGATGACGCCGGCAGTCGTGCGCGCCGCAGCGGAGCGCATCGTCCACATGGTGGGGAAAGGGAAGCAATGAACCTGATGCTCGGCGTGATCGCCGCGTTGGTGGCCGGCGCTTACGTGTGCCGGCTCGACATGATGCAGGTGTGGACGACGCGCGCCGCGGCGATCCTGCCTCACTTGGCCGGCTTCGGCGCGGCACTGTGGGCGATGGCGTGGGCGCTGATGGGGCGGGACCCCGGGCTCGCCGGCTGGATCGCTGTGGGGCTCGCCGGGGCATGGATCCTGGCCACCTGGCCACAGTGGCGGCACGGCCTGCCCACGTGGGCGCGGCGATGATGTCGGCCCTGCTGTCTTTCCTCGGGGGCTCGGCGTTCAGGATGATCTGGGGCGAGGTGTCCGCCTGGCTCACCGCCCGGCAGGATCATCGCTTCGAGCTGGAACGCCTGCGCCTGCAGGCTGAGTGCGACGCCGCGCAGCACGCGCGCAACCTGGAGGCGATCAAGGTGCAGGCCGAGCTGGGCGTCAAAACCATCCAGGCGCAGGCGGAAGCCGACCTGGGGCGCGTCGAGGGCGAGGCGTGGCGCGATGCTGGGCTAGCCACCGGTCGGCCGGTGGGCGTGGCATGGGTCGATGCCTGGAACGCAACGATCCGGCCCGGCGTGGCCACGTGGGCGGTGGCAATGCTGACGGCCGCCGAGTTCGGGGCGTTCGCCCTGTCGGAAGCCACGGCAGGCGTGGCCTTCGCTGCCCTCGGGATCTACCTGGCAGACCGGAGCCTGGGCAAGCGTGGCAAGTGATACCGTCGAGCTGGCCGCGGCGCTGTGCCGGCGGTTCGAGGGCTGCTACCTGCGACCCTACCTGTGCCCGGCCGGCGTGCCGACGATCGGCTACGGAGCCACGCGCTACCTCGACGGCCGGCCGGTGCTGCTGACCGATCCGTCCATCACGCGCGACGCTGCCGAGCGGATGCTTGTGCTGCAGTTGGAGCGGGTCTACATGCCGCAGACGCTGGCGCTGTGCCCCGGGCTCACCGGCGGCCGGCTGGCGGCCCTGACCGACTTCGCGTTCAACCTGGGTGCCGGGGCGCTGCGAGCCAGCACGCTGCGCAGGCGCGTGAACGCCGGTGACTGGGCGGCCGTGCCGGACGAACTGCGCAAGTGGGTGCGCGGAGGTGGCCGTGTGCTCAGGGGGCTGGTGCTGCGCAGGGAAGCGGAGATCGAGATGCTCACCGCTCGTCCCAGTTGAGTGGCATGTTCGTCGCGTACGAGATCGCGACCTGGCCTCCGCAGAACGACACCAGCTCGCCGGGCTTTACTCGGTATTCCAGCAGCGGGTGCATGAAGTTAGGCGTGCAGGGTCGCCCCGGCAGCCCAACGTCGCGCCACTCGTTTTCGCAGTTGCGGTAGCGAGATTGCACCGTGCACCCGATCTTCCAGCCGTCGATTGCCGGGATTGTGTCTTCGGGGATGCGCGGCGAGTCCTCGCGGTAGGACAGTGCCACGTCGTTGCGGTCCTCTGGCTGCTGGGCGGCCCGGATGGCCAGACCCGCGCGCACCAGTTGATCGGCAAGACCCGCGAACGCTTGGAGGTGTTGCCGGGCATCATGGGAGGCCGCGGCGGCCACATCGCGCAGCAGATCATCAAGCATGTCGGCGGGACTCAGGTCATCCGTCCGCCGACCACCGCGGCTCGTGTAGGCCGCGATGATGGCGTCGCGCCATGGGTTCGGTTCGTTCATCTTCGGTATCTCCGTTGTGAATTCTGCCTTGGCGTCACGAGTTCGAGGTGATCCGGGTTGATGCACTTGGTGTTCTCGCACAGATGGTCGAGCTGCAAGCCGCTGTGCCGCATCTCCAGGCACGCCAAGTGCAAAGTGTACGGCGCTACGATGCCCGTCTCCAGCATCACCCACGCCGCCACGTGTGCTGTGAGCGGGACGTTGCGTGCCAGCTCGGGCACGTAGAGATTGAACCGCCCGTATCCGTAGCTGGAGCACTTTTTGCCCGTCCAGCACCAGCAGCCGTTGTCGCCGTCGGGCTCGGTCGTGTTGGACATGAGCCTCTCCCACAGCGAGCCGTATCGCCGGCCTTGTGGTGCGGGTGTCATAGGCCGTCCGTGCACCGCAGCCTGGCGTGCTTCGTCGGCGTAGCTACCATGGCGGACGCGAGCCCACAAGTGGACAACGGCGTCAGGAGCAGGCTTTTGCGTTCGGCCAGCGCCTCAAGCATCTGCTGCTGGTGCGAGGCGGCCCGACGCAACGCCACGCCGGTATCGAGTTGGCGGCGCTTGTCCGCCGGCAAGTCACGTTGCGCTTCCCAGCCGAGGCGCCACAGTTCGTCGGGGTCCGCCAGGTCGGCGAGTTCGATTAGGTATTGAGGTGTCATGATGTTGCGTCAAAGTCCTTCACGGCTTCCGTGGCGTCTACCAGGCGCACGAGCGCCGCGTCTTGTCGTTCCTTGTCGATGCCACGGAAGCGCAGGAATTGCCGGGCTGCCTCGTGCACCTCGCGAAGGAGGTCGATCTCCGTGCTCGCGTAGGCCCGCACCTGATCTTCCGTGAATACCGGCTGATGCCGCGGCCCCGTGCTTGGTTGCGTGCTCGGCGTGAAGCACGCGGGGTAGGCACACAGCGACTCGTCGAGCGGGTAGATGTGTGCGTATGGGGTCGGGAGGTCACCGTCGTCCGCTTGCGCAGTCGGTTCGACCCACCCGGGCGCGCACTGGACGTGCCTGGAACCGTAACGCGTTGGTGTGCCGCACACCTCGCACAGGTTCGCCTCGTGGCCGTCGGCATCGACCGGCCACGTTGAGAGCTGATGAGGAACACACGTGTTCATGACAGGTCCGCATTGCCGTACAGCACGGCCTGGAACAACGCAACGCGGTCTTCCTTCTGCAGCAGGTTGAGCCGTTTTGCTACGGACGACGCGGCGAGGAATCGCGCATGAAAATCGTCGTCGGCCGTGATGATGACGTTCACCTCCCCTCGCGAGTAGGACCGGAACGACGAGTCGAACACGAAGTCGTGGCGATCGCTGATGTCCGAACCGTCGTGCTCGAAGCCGAGAAGCAACAGCATATCCCGCGCCGCGTCCCATTTGGCTTCGTCAACCAGCACCAGCAAGTTGAGATCCGTGGCGGCGGGCGGCGGGTTGCATGTCACGCGGCTGCCCACCGGTGTGACGGAGATCAGGCCCGGAAGAACGTCGAGTTCTTTCATTGCGTCAGTTCCTCAAAGCGCGCCAGGAACGCCTCCTTGGCGCCGTGTGGGGCAAGGCACATCGGCACGCGGTTTGCCGGCGTCAAGCCGGCCGCCCAGGCCCACGGGATCGGCGGCTCGTCGAGCAGTGCGTCACGCTCGGCCAGCAGCATGGCGTTGTCCGCCTCCTTGATGCATGACGACTCGGTGACAGGAAGCCAGTAGGCACGGCGTATTGCTTCGGCAATGCGCGCTTCGATGCTGCGGTAATCTGGCAGAAGCTCTTTGATCGGTCGTGGCAGGTCCACGCAGTACGCCTCAGAGGCGTCGTGCATGAGAGCTTCAAGCGCGAACTTTGGTGGCACCAGGTGCGACACATGCACGCTGTGCTCCGCGACGCTGTAGAACCGCCCGCAGTGGCCGCCGAAGCGGCACAGGTTGCTGAGGGCGTGCGCGATGTCTTCGATGCGGATGTCGCACGAGTGCGGGGCGAGCACGTCGAACGCCAGGCCGGTGTGGGTTTGGATCCAGCTCATCATCGGGTCCAGTGCTTCGGGTTGCGATCCGCGTACTTCGCGGTGATGTCGGCCTGCCGGCGCTCCACGTCGGCATAGGTCGGGCGCATGTCGAGGTGCGGCGGCCGGTCGTCCACGAGTTTGCCGGCCGCCTCGGCCTCCAACAGGATCGCGCAGCACGCCATGATGTTGCCAAGGTGGTGCGTGCCGTCGGCCGGGTCGTGCGTCTCGCCGCTCAGGTATCCGTCAGCGTGGCGACCGATGGCGTCGAGGTAGATACTGGCCCGCGCGCCCGCCTCGCGCCAGTTCCAGGCGCCGTACTTGGTACGCCCGCAATGCTGGGCAAGTGCCCAATGCGCCTTTGCGATCGGGCTGAGCAACCCCAGGGGCACGCGGCCCGTTGCCGCGGCGTCCTTGGGGTTGGTGGGCTTGGTGCCTGCCGTCGGCACGGCCAGTGCAGGCTTGAGCATGGCAGACGGGTCGATCTCGCTGGCCGTAGTCGATTCGAGCGGCACGGCCCAGCGCCGCACCTGCTCGGCCATCTCGTCGAGCGCCGAGGGCTTCGGGATCGCGTCGGCGTGGCCGGTCGTGAAGGCGAACTGGGGCTTCGGGATGGGGCGCCATCCAAAAGGAGTTTCTTGCACACGGAGGCCGATGGGCTTATCGACCCAAGGGGGCACCCAACCCTCCTTATCGCACGGGAGCCAGTCGGCATGCGGCGGGTAGGTGCTGTCAGGCACGTTTCCGATGAACATCACCTCGCCGAGCCTGCCTGACTCGCAGTTGCGGACGCACACGCGGTACGAAGCCGCGGCAGTCGGCACGATCCCCGCCGCGCGTTGCGCTTCTTCCATGCCGTCGAATGGGTGCGGCAACGCGTCGAGCCGCGACAGATCGACCTTCGCTCCAGGCGTGCCGGCGGGGTTGCCGTTCTGGTTCATCGTTTCGGTCAGAGCGTTGCGCAGGTCATCGACCAGCCGCAGGATGGCAAGGAGGTCTGTCATTGGTTCACCTTCAGGAGGGTACGAACGGCCATTTGATCCCACCGGAGCGGGCGCGGGTTGAGTATCAGCGCCTGGATGATCTCGGCGTGCCGGCCGATCTCAGGAGGACGAGGCTTGGCCAGCAGACCGATGACGACACCTGTACGCGTGACGTGGCATTCGCGCCCGGCCGGCAGCCGCACCGGGCCGGGCGTGTGGGCGGTGGCCAGGGGCAGGGGGAGACGGGAGACGATCATAGTTCCATCATCCTTTTCGCTTGCTCAAGACTGAGCGAGTTGTGCACATAGTGTATTGCACTTTCGATCTCGACGCGGCGATAAAAATCCGTCACGCTGGCCGTGTACTCCACCGGGTCGAGCCGGTGCACCTTGACGCCTTCGCGGTGGATCTCGCCACGGCCCAACGCGCGCTTGTGCTCGAACGTCTCGCCTGTGACGTATCCGGCCGCATGTCCGTCGAGCGGTCCGCCGATGAAAATGCTCATTGCGTCAGCTCCAGGTTGCGTAGCGTTTCGTCCACGCCGTCGTTGTCGCGGATGGGCCGGAGGTCCTTGTCCGCCACGGGGATACGGCGCACCCCGGTTCGCTTTTGGGTGGTGATGTCAACGACCGTCAAGTCCGACCCGAGGGATTCAACCTCCCACACCGGGCCGGCGAACTGATTGGCAGGAAAGAGCCCTGGGTCGGCCATCTCGTAACCTCGCACGCCTTCACGCTCAACCAGCGGCAGAAGTCGAACGCATGTGACCAGCTTGTCTACGTTGCTGAGTACGTAACTGCTCGTGATCACGGCCAAATCACCAGCGCGACACCTCATGACTTTCCCCTCTCGCGGATGCGCTCCGCATCGTCGCGCCCCTGAACACGTCGCACGCCGCGCAGGATGCTCATCGGTGCGTCCGCCGCGCCTTCGGGCTTGACGACTATCCGCCTGGCTGTCCGGTGTTTGTCCATCGCGTCGAGCGTGGCATCAACGCGGCTGGGTGCCGTCACCTCGTACGGCTTATCGGCGTCGATGAAGACGAGGAATTTAGGCATTGCGCAACTCCACGAACATTGCACGCTCGTCCGGCCCGGCACCTTCGACGACGATCACCACGTCGCGCGGCGCTTCGGCTGCGATGATGCCAACCGCCGTGGCGTCCGGGGTGGTCCAGTGGGCGAACTTCTCGCCGCTCTTGTCGCCGCAAGCGGCCCACGGGCCCATCGGGGTGGCGTACCAGCCGCTGGGGGTCTGCATGAGGGTAACTGCGTTCATGGCGTTCTCCGGGTTGCGATGGGTGAACTTTAGCGCACGGCGGGCGCGTGCGCAATACCGTTTGTCAGGTGCATAGGCGCGCAATGCCGATGAGTACGTCGCGAAACTCGGTCGGGGTGGCGTTGCGGATGCGCTGCTTGTCCTTGCCGCCTACCATTGAGCACATACCTTTGCGGCGGGCGTATTCGTAGCCGTGACGTTCCAGCACCACAGGGTCAAGCCGCTGGGGTCCGCGGGTCCAGTTAAGCACAGGCAAAGCTCCGCCGATCCCGTACGCCAGCAACCACGTCGCTTTCCGTGCGCTGTGCCCGTAATGCCCTTGCTCAACGTAGCATGTCAGGCCGCCTCGTGAATCGGCGTCTTGCCATCCGGCGCCACGTTTCGGGGCCGCAAGTCCGTGATGTGCCCACGCCCTGCTGTCGGCCGGATGCTCAAGCACGCCGCCCCACGTCATGATCGATGCCAGCGCCGCAGCAAAGCACCCGCCGTCGTCGCCGAGCTTGAATTGATGAGGCTTGCTCGGGCTGCCATGCCAGAACCTGCCCCAGCGCTGACACGGCGGGTGTGCCACCACGGGGTGCGGACCGGCGTACTTGCGGGCGTCGCGAGCTTCGTCCCACGGATCAACGTCGGGCATGCCGTAGTAGCAACCGCCAGTTTCGACGTAAAGGGCCGCGATCATAGCGACTCCAACGCGACGACTGCTTCGGCAGCGGTGTGTGGACCAGACAGAACCGACACGGCCGCTTTGCCGCGCGTGTCGTACACGACCCGCACGATGTCGATGCGTCCGGCCGAAACCCGCGTCCCAATGGCTTTGTCGCCGGTACGTTCGCGGGCCGCCGTGGTGGCGCGTTGGATTTCAAAGAGGGCCTTCATGTTCGTCACTCCGTTGTTGATGAGCGTACTTTAGCGCACGGTGGGCGCGTGCGCAATACCGTTTGTCGGGTCGTACTCTGTGAGTCGCCAACGCCGGGGCAGGGTGTCTTTGTTGACGACGTTCGACCACCCGCGCGGACGGCACGACGCGTGAGCGTAGATTCCTGGCGTAGGAGCGCCAAGATACAAAAATCCTTCGCTGTGCAGATAGACGCCGAATCGGGTGAACACGGATGTTTCGCTCATGTGTTTGCCGCACACTTCGCACGCGCCGAAGTAGTCGCTCCCCTTGCCGGTGGAGCGAACGGTGTTCACAAAAAGCCCGGTGAACGCGCCCATTTCAGTGCATCCGCGCAACTGCATCGGCGTGTGCGGCATGGATCGCGTCGTGGCTGAAGTCGCAGAGCGACTCGAATTGAGCGAACAGAGCGTCGATCTGGCTTTGTACTTCCGCGCCGAGGTTGTCGCGATCGGAAATCAGGGCGTTGATCTTTTCGGCCAGTTGTTGCTTGCTGCTCATGCTGCGCTCCGTTGTTGATGAACGTACTTTAGCGCGCAACGTTCGCTATGTCAAACCCCACGTCGTGAAGTATTGCGCGCGCCTTCGCGATGTACCATGCGTAATCGATGTCGTCGGGGAACGCGTCAGGTAACGTCATGCATGGCCGCGCACCGTACGATGAGCCGACCCAGTTGCCATTCGTGGCGTAGACGATCGGGCCCGGCGAGTTCTTTCCGTAGTACCAGCGGACCAC